ATGTTGGCGCGGCGGCCCACCGCATAAGCGGCGATATTATCGCGATAGGTGATAGGCATGGCTTAGGCCTCCTTGCGCCAGGCGTTCAGGTCATCGACGCTCTTGCTCCAGGCGTCATTGGCTTGCGTAAGCGCGTTGCCGGCCGGCATGACGCCGTCCGAGACGACACGCGCGAACGGATCGGCAGCAGCGGCCGTCTTCGCGTCTTCGGCGAGGATGTCGAAGCGCGCGTCGATGTAGGCGTCCGCCTTGTCGGCAACCGCAGCATCGCCAAGCTTGGCGACCACCACGGCCTTGCGAATGGCGGCGTCCGTCAGGCCTTCCGTCTTCACGTCCTTGGCGATTGCCTTGGCGGTGGAGATCAGGTCGGCGCGCGCCTGGACGCGCTTGTCGAGATCGGCATCGGAAAGCACCTTCGCCTTCAGGCTGTCGATCTCGGCGTCCTTCTTGGCTAGTACGGCATCCTTTGCAGCGATGGCAGCGTCGTGTGCCGACTTGGTGTCGGACAGCGTCTTGGCGGCATCGGCCTTGAAAGCCTCGATCGCTGCGACGTCGGAAACGGCAACCTGGACGGCCTTGTCGCCCAGAACCACCGTCTTGAGAGCATCAGACATTGCGTCTTTCTCCTTGGTGATGGGCGCGAGGCCCGATTGATCCTCGAAGGGCGAGGCACCCCATGCCACACCGTCACCGATGCGAGCCTTTGAACCTGCCCGCGCCCGATCGACGATCGCGAGGTGGTTGATCTTGATGTTCGATTGCTGGGCGTCGTAGGCCCGCCCATCGGGCGCCACTCCATCGCCCCAGACGAGTTCGCAGGTGTAGCCGGCCGAAAGCTCGCGCTTGCCTGTCTCGACTGCCTGGATGGCCGCCGCGTCTTTCAGGATCAGCGGGAGGTGAACCCACTCGCCATCCTTCTTCGCCGCGGTGCTCACTTCGCCGACGGCAAGCTGCTTCCAGTTGTCGGCTGTGACGGCTTCCGCCGGGTGATCCATGGTCACCGGTGCGTGGGTGAAGCTTTGGAGACTGGCGTCGGCGAACACCTGATCAGCGGGGCGATATACCCGCACCACGTCCACCTCAGGCTTTCCGACTTCCTTGCCGGAATAGATCTGGATGCCGGTTCGCACTGAACGAGCTTCAGCTACAAGATATCCATCGGCCGTCCGACGCGTGCCGGACACCGCTACAGCGTCGGTGAATTGCATTTTGCTGCTTCCTAAGCTGACCCGCGTAAGCTAAACGCTTAGCTGGGCAGGGGGAAATAAGATGGATTGGCTTCAGAATGCTTGGGTAACAGGCATTGGCGGTGGCATTGTCAGCGGCTTGATTGTCTATTTCATCACCGCCTGGTTGTTCTCCAATCAGTCGAAGAGAGACGCAGCGCGAAAGGTTTCGTCCGCCAACCAGGAAATTACCCTCGCTGTCCGACAAGGCATTCCTGAGAACCGCATTCCGTCACGTCCCGTTCTTGATGCGTTGATCAAGGCAACCGCGAGGAAACACAGTCTCCAAGCTGCCGAACTCTATGGGCCAGGGGAGGTAGCACAGGACCTCATCAAGGAAGTCATGGATTCGAGCTTCATTTCGGCTGAGGCCAAGGAAGGCTATTGCGAGCGCCTAGCGGAGCTAGATCGATCTGAGACAAATCTTGACCGTGCGACCGCGGGTGAGAAGAGAGCCTCGATACGTTCGCCTCAAACTGCAGTCATTAGCTTAGCATTGGCAATGTCGGCTGCGATTATGAGTGCGACATTAGTGCTGGTAATGAGGGAAGGCGGCATGGATGCGTTCGACAAGTCGAGGTCAGTCACTATTTCTATTTTGCTCCCTGTAGTCGCTATGGGAATGAGCGCATTAATTGCCTTGACCTTAGTCACAGTGGAACGAATAAGGCGCCGGCGTGTTGACAACTTCTTCTTGATAAGCGCTTCGGCGAATTCAAAGAAATATGATCGGCATGTCGAGCACGTGGTTCCCCAACAGGAGTAACCTCAACCTATGCCGTGATGTGCTTGACCGCCCACATGACGGCTTCCTCGACGCGTTCGGTCGCTATGGCCAGTTCACGGTCGAAGGTTCGACACATCATCGGAAAGCCCTCGATCGTCTCATCGTCCGGCCCGACCTGAACCTCCGGGCTGCGCAGGCTGTCGATGAGGTCTAGGAACTCCTGCCCCTTATCCTTGATCGCCTGCATCTGAGCCTTCTCGGCGTCTGACAGGACGCGGTACTTGTGGCGCAGTGTGTTGTTGACGGTGCGGCCGTCGGAGGTGCTGTCTACGGTGCTCATGTCTCTTTGATCCCTTTTTGCCAGTCTTCCTTGACCTCTTGGAATATCTCCGGCCCCAGCACGATCTCACCCTGATAGGGTTCGACATCGGCAATGTCCGGCGCGTCCGGGTCGTATGAGATCGTGATGTGCGGCTGGTACTCGGGATGATCCCAGGTCGCGCCAGCCGCCTTCATCGCTTCATGGCGCCATTCGAGTTCGCTGGCCTTGAACAGCAGCACGCGGGCTTCACCGAACCGCTCCATGAGGCGCGGCCCGCCGGCGGTGACCTTCATCTCGCTCGACCAGCTTTCGCCAACGGCCATCCAATCGACCGGCTGGCGACTGAAGGCGACGGTAACGTGCAGGTCATCGGCCGGCAGCGTAGTCTTGAACCCCTGCCCTTTGGCCCACGCAATGATCTCGGCGGCGTTCAAGACGTCGCGGCGAACATAGAGCGTCCGCGGCGCGGCGTCGTTGGCCGCTGCCTGCATGCGCGTGACGTTGTTGGAGTTTGCTGCCCGCGCAGCTGCGGAAGCGGCGAGCTCCTCCTCGGAGGGCTCCTGCTCGCCTATCTCTCCGAATTCGTCGATGGCGTCTTCGAGGCCCGGCAACACCCCATCCTCGACGAGGCGGTTGACCAGCGCGCGCGAGATGGCGTCGCGGGTGATGATCTCCTGGCCTGTGCCGCTACCCACGATGGAGCGGGCTGCTTCCGCCGTGGCCTTGAAGATCTCGGCGCGTTCCTTCTCGCTCATCTGCTCGAGCGGCGCCCAGACGGAGTGGACCTCCGCGGGCCGGGAGCCGAGGGCGGACCGGATCAAGCACTCATCGGCGTTGTGCAGCGCCGGCGTCATCTCCAGGTTCTGGATCGACTGGATGCGGTCGTGGTAATTCTTCATGTCCGACGTGCCGGTCGAGTTCATGCCGGCCGGCGACTGCCCCAGGAGGCGCGTGACCGGGATGTCCGCCGCGCCCGAGACGATCTGCATGAAAGCCATGAGGATGTCCGTTAGGCCGGCGAGCTGCGCGCTCTTGGTCTCGTATTCCTCCTCCTTGTCGAGCATCAGCGTGCCGTTGATGCCCTTGGACATGTTGGCCAGCGTGTAGCGATCCAGGATCTTCCGCTTGTATTCCTCGTTGGCGAGCGAGGCCATGAAGTTCGGAATGCGGATGATGTCGATCTTCGCCTCGAAGATGAGTGAGGCAATGTTCCCGGCCGTGCTGTCGGCGTTCTTGATGGCGTCGAGCGTCGCGGTGAGCACACTGTCGCCCCAGCCGTCCAGCGCATTGACGGTCATCAGCGGGTCGGGCTGACGGGCGCCAAGGAAGATGATCAGGCGCGACGGGTGGATCCGCACCATCGTAGTCGATCCGGTCACCTCATAGTAAGACGGCTGGCCGTGATACTGGCTCGTGACATCCTGCTCGATCGGTCCGGCGCTCATGTCGCGGCGTGACAGCACCGTGAGATACTTCAAGCCACCCTTTCCCACCTGGGCGACATCCAGCGGCTCCGACGGGTTCGGGTCACCCGTGCCGATGTAGATCGCGGAGCCGCCGAACAGCCGGGCCTTGGTCAGTGCTTCGAGCACCTTGCCCTTGTAGTTCAGGCGCGCCTCTTCGGCCTCGATGAGCTCGATTTGCTTGGCCTTGGCCTGCCAGTCACGCCACTTGCGGCAACTGTCCAGCGCCGGAATGTCCACGATCTTGCGCGGCAGCCAGGAGCCTCGATATGCGGCAAGGGCCTGCTCATCGGTCAGCACCGGGTTGGTGTAGAAGACCGTGGCGGCCTTGTCCCTGTCCGTTCCCATTCGGGAAACGAGACTGGTCAGGCTGTCATTCAGCATCGCGGTCCTCAGAGGTTTTGGAGCGTAAAGGTGCTAGCGCTGAGAAGCGCATTGAAGGCTCTGCTGGTGCTATCGGCGTCGTCGTCGTGCTTCGCTTCAGGGAAGCTCTCCAGCGCGTTGAACCATGCATCATTCCACGGCGCTCGGAGAATGAGCACGTTACCAGCCTCTGCTTGCGCAGAGAACGGGCTGAAGCGCGTGATCTTGTCGCCCGATTCCGGAGACGACCGGACGTCGAAGCCGGAGAGCATCTTCGTCAGGTTGATGATCTGCGACTTGCCGGCCTGGCCCGGGTCCTGTGGCAACGAAATCTGCGTCTCGATTCCGTCCGCCTCGGCAGTGTTCCTGATCAGCCGTTCAACCCCCGAGGGCGACAGATGATCCGAGACATGGTGACCGACGATATACCGACCGTCCGGCAGCTTGCCGATCTTCGTTCCCGCCGTGGCGTCCGGGTCTTTCCCTTCAACCTTCGGCGTCGATGCCAAATCCCAGCCTCGCATCCAGCGAACCCCGGCGGGTACCGCATCAACCACCTGGCACCAGCCGCGCTGGAACAGCAAGCCAGCGGCCGGCCGGATCTTCCAGTTGCCGCCGAGAAGGCGTTCCCGCTCGACTGTCGGCTGCGCCATCAGGTTGGCGAGATAGCCAGGGTCAGCCGCCATCAGCATGGCGTTGTCGCTGAGCTTGGCCGGAATGAACGTCACCGACTTCGGCGGGATAGGCTCGCCCGTCAGCGGGTTCGTATGGTGTGCCAGCTCCTCGGGGCTGTCGGCCCAGATGATGGTGTCGCCTATGCGGATGAACCAGCGCAGCTTGCCAGCGCGCTCCGCAATGGCGAACCCGGTCTCCTGGTCGATCCACCAGGAAATGAACTCTGCCACCCAGCTATCCGCATCGGGGTTACAGGTTGCGCGAACGTATGGCCGAACACCGCACATGGAGCGGTTACGACTGAGCATGTACCAGAACTGCTTCGCGCTGAAGTGCGTCAGCTCGTCGAAGCAGATGAGCGGGATCTGCGACCCCTGCCAATTGTAGATCGTCTTTTCGTGCTCGAGGTGGGCGAACGAGACGCCTGCCCCGGATGGAAACGACCAGCTCAAGTCCGGCGCCGATCGCGGGTTCGCGCTCAGGTGCGGGTAAAGCTTTTCGCTCTCGTCCCAGAGGCCGCCCTCGTTCCGGACCTGCGTCAGGTTCCGCCGGAAGAACACCGCACCAAATGCCGGATTGCCGACGTGGCGCAGCGGCTCCATGAGCAGAGCCCAGGTCTTTCCCCCACCGGCCGCGCCTCCGTAGATGGCGATATCGGCAGGCGATGACAGGAACGTCGTCTGTGGGCCCGGTTGCGGCCGGATGATCGTTTGGGCTGCCGCGCCCTGCTCAACTCCTGCCATTGTCGGGCAACTGGAAGATCGTCACCGGCGACACTGGCACCGGTAGGTCCTTTCCATCCTTCCCTGTCAGCTCGCGCCGATTGGTGTAGCTGCCCCCGACTTCCTCAGCCGCCTGCTTCAGCAGCGATGAGGCCAGCACCATGTTGCCTTGCGTCTCTGCCTTGTCGGCCATGCGCTGGAGAGCGCGGAGACGGACGGCGCGGTGGCTGATGGCGATTGATGCCGTGTCCTCAAGGAACGTCTTGCGGGTCTCCTCGAACAGCACGCGGAATCGCTGAGAAAGCTTTCTCCCCGCTTTCTTCGTGGGATCGTACGCTTCGACCGCCTGCGAGCTGATCACCACATCGAACTCGGCCTTGACCGCCTTCACCACTACCGCGGGGCTATCAAAACAGGCCAGCGACTGAACGACGAAGGTCTTGATGTGGTCGGGGTACTTCGGATTTGGCATGGTGCTGTAAAGGCTCCATCAAGGCCGCTCGTGCGCACTGACCTGCCATGCTACCTTCACGCTGACTACCGGAGGAGGAGCAATTGGACGACGCTGAGATCGACAGACGCGCGAAACAGCTATGGGTGCGGGAAAACCCTGGCAGGCCTTGGCTCCCTGTGGCGCAGAGACTTGATGTTGGGCAAGACCTGTCGACTGGGGCGACTGAGGAAGACCGTCGGCGCTATAGGGAGCGCATCCGGAACGGAGAGTAAGCTAGGCGACGCGCAGATTGCAGGTGCCGCACGCATGCTCGATGTGAGCGCGGGCGACTTCAGGCGGGCGGCTGGCAGCATCGACGAGTTCGCGCACACCGGCGGCGTCTGCCCCGTATCGACGAACCACGCCGATGAACTGCTCTACGTCATGCCCGCGGATGGTGAAGACGGGGCGACCGGTCATGCTGTTGAACTTTGGGGCGCCGAAGTTGTCTACGTCCTGGGCGGCGTGATAGAGCTCGTGCTCGACCAGCGCCATGAACTCGGCATCGCCACATGAGGCGCAGTAGTTGGCATCGAGCGTGATGATGAAGTCCGGGACGATGCCGAACCATTCTCTGATCTGCTGCTCGACCCGGGCCTTTGCCCACTTGCCCATTGCGCCCTGAGGCGTCCCGGTCTCGCACTGCCCAATGACGCGCTTGCCCTTGCGGGTGTTTTCCACGGCGGCCCAGAGATAGCCGATATGAGCATCGGCCAGATGGGCATGTTCAGGGTTCGCGGCAGGCGAGGCCTCATCCAGAAACGTGACCTGCACCCAGTCCGGCATATCGAGCGCGGGCGTGAAGGGCGAGCCATCTATCCCGAACATGCTTTCTGGTGGTTGCGGGCGTTCCATCATCGCAGATCCGAATATCGACTAAATGATCGCTCATGATCTGCCTCGGGCTAGGCGCTGCCCCCGTTAACCATTTCTGGCGATCAGCGATCCACTTTCGAACGGCTGCGGTATAGATCCGCTAACTGAACGGCAGGAGGGTGTTGCTTGTGAGCTTCGTCCTAGAGAAGCACCAACAGGATGTGATCAGCGCAGTTGAAGCCTATCAGGCCGCAGTAGCTGAGATCGAAGCCCACATCCGAATAAGAGCGATGGCGAACGACGTCAGCGACCGAGAGTTGAACTTGCTCCGGCGGCTCAAGAACGAGAAGTCTCAGATGCTCTACCGTTACGAGAACCTGAGAGAAGCGTTCAAGGTGATCCTTGCAGATCGACCATTTGCGGCGGAATGACCCGCCGCTACTTGGCGGCGGATTGGATGGGTACGGGAAGAGGCTTACGTCAGTCGCCTCGGGACCGGGCTTCTCCAATCCACGCAAAAAGCGTATGTCGCATATCGCTACGCTGCTGCCTCAACCTCCTCTGATGCAGGAAGGGCCGCATACTCCTGCAGTGCAGTTTTCAATCGGCTAAAGTGTAACCGGGCGTCTTTCAGCGTGTGCGACGACGCTATCGGCAGCTCGATGATCGGCGAAAGCGCGTCTGCGACAGCCCTTGCTGCAACGCAGATGTCCACCGGCGCCGTGGTACTTACCAGAATTTCCTGGGCGAGTTTGTACATCTGCCGATAGCTATGAGCCGTATCGGCTCCCTTCATCCACTCATCATAGATCACTTTGGCCATGCCCAATTGTGATGTCCCACGTCGGGCCATCAAACGCCGCCTGCGTCCGTGGGTTCCTGACTTACATACGGGCAGGTTAACTGCATATTAGCGAACTGCGGAGAATCACCGACATCGGGTTTCGGCTCAAGCGGACGCGGCGCCTGCGGCTCTGCCCCCAGCCTCATCAACACCGCCGGAACCTTCGGGCGGTTCATGTGGTTCGGGTGTCGCATAAAGGGAGACAACTAATGCAAAAAATCCTTATCGCGCTAAGCGCTACCTGCGTTATCGCATTCGCTAGCCCGGCCCTGGCTCAAGCCCAAACCAATCAGCCCGCAACAACTGACACCGCAGCGCAAGCTGACACCAATGACGACGATGGTTTTGACTTGGGCTGGCTTGGCCTCCTAGGCCTAATTGGTCTGGCAGGCCTGAGAGGGCGTCAACGCGACGATCGGACAACAACAGTCCGTTGATCACTAACAGGCGCCGCCAATCCGCGGCGCCTGTCCTCCATCGTCTTCCAAGTGTTGTACCACAGTGGTAAGATGAACGACGGCTCCTACATCGGGCACTTGAACGGAGGTGAGGCCTAGCTGACCAGTTCGAGCAAAGGTCCGCTGCGAGCCGAATACCTAAAAATGACAATAGTTATCTAAAGCGCGGAGTGGCGAACTCTCCGCTGAGGACCGGCGATACCGCTCTGAACATCCCATAAATCAGCCTTGTGGATGGGACGTTATACTGCTTCGGAAAGGTCTGCAATATCAAGCTCCACCGGCACAAGGCCATTCAACGTCTCTATCACCGCTTTTATGGTGTTGCGGCCTGTCGCGTCGACGACGAAGCCCGACATACCAGAGAGGAAGCCGTTCCCCTGCACGGTGACACGGCGGTTTTTCGGGAACAGTTCCCTCGCCTCTTTCCGGGATAGCTTGCGGTTCGCCTGTTTCTCCTTCTGCATGCGGAGCTGCCGCCGGCGCTCCATCAACTCGATCTCCTTCTCCTCGGCGTCACGGATGCTCTGGATGGACGCCGTGTTGATCCGCATCGGCATGCCGGCAACGCCGAGGATCGCAGAGACGCCGTCCACCTCGGCGAGGTCGTAGAAGTTGCGGGGCGAGTTGACGAAGGAGTATCCGACCATCAGCGGGAACCGTCTGATTAGATACTCTTCGGTGCGGTGATGACGGATCTCGCGCACTGTCGACGGCATGAACACGTCAAAACCCGCATCGCGGAGATTTCGCTCGATGATGAATTCGCCCGCGCGGTCAGCCGCCTGCCCTACCCGTGGTTTCGCCTGACGTTGCGTGCCCGGTCGCGTCTTCACTGCGTACCAACGCTCATTGCTTGCCATTGTGCTTTCCTCGTTTGCCGCCCATTAGTCTTTGGTGATGCCGTAAACCACGGCGCCCACAATCATCGCCACGCCTGCGATAGTGAGGGCGCCGGATAGCCCGTGCTGGATCAGCATGGCCGTTGAGAGCAGCGCGCCGCCACCGCCGTACATGCTCCAGCCGGGGTGTTGCTTGACGAGGACCATGATGCGCTCGCTCATCCCGCCACCTCTTCGGAAAGAGCGGCACGAAGACGGCGGGCGGCGAGCATGACGCGCTGCGCTCTCATCCGATCCGAGTAGCACCGGCAACCACCGTTCGTGTGCTGGCCGACCGGCGGCTTAACAATGCAACCGCCATCACCGCACGAGCCTATGTCATCCATGACGGCATCGTATGCGGCCAACGCCTTCTCGATCGTGCTCATCTCTGCCATGATCACGCCTCCTCAAAGATGAGCATCGAAACCCGCGGCATTGTGTGAACCTCGCCCGTGAAGTGCGGCCGCTTGACGTGGTAGATGACAAGCTCGTC